GAAAAGACCTTGATGTTCCGTAAGGGAGAACTATCCATCTTGACTTGGCTGAAAACCTTGAAAGAGGTCAGCGAACGAGCCTACGAGGAATTGAATGAAAAGAATGTATGATTTTGTCTGTGAAAACGGACACAAGATTGAGCGGTATTGTGTTTATGAGATGCAATCTGTTCAGTGTGAGTGCGGTGGTTTAGCCAATCGCACAATCTCTGCGCCAAGCATTAACTTGGAAGGGTGGTCAGGGAGTTTCCCTGGTTCGGCAATGAAATTTGACCGAAAACACCGTGAAAAGTTAGCGGCTGAACGCAAAACCACAACATAAGCATTTATGCCGTTGTGTCTCCTAGAACCCAAAAGTGGCAGGAAAAAGGAAAAACAATGTTGATTGATAACCCAGACGAGATGCAAAGTGAGTTAGAAGTCGTTGAAAAGCAACAACTTCACACCACAATTGAGCAAGATAGCAATGACATTCCCGACAAGTATCGGGGCAAAGAACTGTCAGACATTATCAAGATGCACCAAGAAGCTGAGAAGCTGATCGGGAAGCAAGCCCAAGAGGTTGGTGAAGTACGCAAATTGGCAGACGAACTCATCAAGCAAAACCTTGCGGGAAAGCCTCAACCTGTTAAAGAGGACGAGCCAGAAGTAGATTTTTTCGAGAATCCACAGGCGGCTGTTCGTAAGACTGTTGATAACCATCCTGATGTTCTTGCGGGTCGCCAAGCGGCTTTAGAGTTCAAAAAGATGCAGATTCAGCAAAAGCTTTCTAGTGAACACCCTGATTTTGGTCAGATTGTTCAAGATACAGACTTTGTGAATTGGGTGAAATCTTCTCCTATTCGCCTTGGTTTGTACGCTAAAGCTGATGGTGAATATGACTATGACAGTGCTAACGAACTGCTCAGTACCTACAAGCAATTGAAGGGTGTTAAGGCTAAACAGACAAGTGACGCAGGGGAAACTCAGCGTAAGACTAATCTCAAAGCCGCATCTGTAGATAGTGGTGGTACTGGTGAATCAGGAAAACGAGTCTATCGAAGGGCTGACCTTATTCGGCTGAAGATGCAAGACCCGAACCGCTACGATGCTTTGAGTGATGAAATCATGCAAGCATATGCAGAGGGACGAGTCAAATAACTTAACTTTTGATTTTATTGGAGAGACAACATGGCAACATCATTTTCCCCCACCAATTCGGTGACAGTAACAACCGCTGAAAAATTTATCCCTGATATTTGGTCAGATGAAATCGTAGCGGCTTATAAGAAAAACTTGGTTCTTGCGAACCTCGTTATGAAGATGAACTTTAGGGGCAAGAAAGGTGACACCATTCACATTCCCGCACCTACTCGTGGTTCTGCTACTGCTAAAGCCGCTGAGACAGCAGTCACTTTGATTGCCGCTACTGAGTCTGAAGTGCAAGTGTCCATCAACAAGCACTATGAATATAGCCGCTTGATTGAAGACATCGTTGAAGCCCAAGCACTGAACTCTATGCGTCAGTTCTACACTGCTGATGCTGGTTACGCTTTGGCTCGTCAAGTTGATACTGACTTGGTGCAGTTGGGCCGTTCTGCCAATGGTGGTACTGCTGGTGCAGCCGCTTATGCTGCCGCTTACGTTGGTGGTGACGGTACAACAGCTTATGTTGCCGCAAGCAACAATGAGTCTGCTTTGACTGATGCCGCTATTCGCCGCACTATTCAGCGTTTGGATGACAACGATACTCCTATGGACAATCGTTTCTTCCTCATCCCTCCATCAAGCCGTAACACCCTGATGGGCTTGGCTCGTTACACCGAACAAGCATTTGTCGGTACTGGCGATGCTATCCGCACAGGCGAAATCGGCAACCTGTATGGTATCCCTGTGTTCACTTCCAGCAATGCTGACACAACTTCTGGCTCTAATTCCGCTCGTGTCTGCTTGATGGGCCACAAGGACGCTATGGTTCTGGTTGAGCAAGTTGGTGTTCGTTCACAAGTGCAATACAAGCAAGAATATTTGGCAACACTGTTTACAAGTGACACTCTGTATGGCGTAGCCGCCCTGCGTAGTGCCGCTTCTACTGGTGCTGCTAAGTCTTCTGCTATGTTTGCTTTGGCAGTTCCAGCCTAATTGCAGTTGCGCCCCCTGCCCTAGTGGTGGGGGGACTTTTTTAACTTAATTAGGAGAAATCAAAATGGCAACCGCTTCAGCAGTAGTTTCACGCCGTGGTAATGACCAGTTTCGGGGTTTGTTCTCCGATACTTGGGCAGTTCGTTGCACCCTTGACGCTGGCTCTTTAGTCGATGGCGCTGGTGAAACAGATGATGTAACAGTGGCTGGTGTCGCCTTGGGTGACATGGTTATTGGTGCATCTTTGGGTGTGGATTTGGTTGGTTTGACAGTTACTGGCTATGTCAGTGCTGCCAATACTGTCAAGTTCCGCATTCAAAACGAGTCAGGTTCTACAGCAGACTTGGCATCTTCTACCTTGCGTCTCGTTGTTGTTCGCATGGTGTAAGGATAGGGGGGCTAGTCCCCCCTTTCTCACTTGAGGGGTTTTATGGCTACTTTTCGTTGTCTCCAGTCTGGCAGTACCGTGACTTTCACCTTGCAACATGACATTGACTCCATGAAGGGTCATCAAGGTTATGTGAGGGTAGATGAACCAGAAGTAACCATAGAGTCTCATGATTCTGTGCGTACAGATACCGCCTTTCGTGCGCCTGTCATCCCAACAATCAAACGCATGGGTAGACCCCGAAAGGTAGCAAATGTCTGATATTGATGCCAGAGATTTCGGCAAACTAGAAGCTCAAGTCGAGGCTCTCCAGAAGGAGATGCACCAATTGAGTGCTGATGTCAAATCCCTGTTGGAACTTGCCAACAAGGGTAAAGGTGGCTTCTGGGGCGGCATGATGGTCGCTTCTGCTGTTGGTGGCTTGTTTACATTCATCATTGATCGTATCTGGAAATAAGGAGAAAACTATGCCTATGGTCGGAAAAAAGAAGTTTCCCTACTCTGAAAAAGGCGAGAAAGAAGCCAAAGAGTATGGCAAGAAAAAGGGTGTCCCTGTGACTGTCATGATTGCTGTTGGCAAGCCAAAAATGGGTATGCCCATGCGTGGTGGTCGTACCGCTACAAACATGATGAAAAAATCTTCAAGAGGTAAATAATGTCTACTTTCCAACTCGACCCTAATCAAGTTGCTTATGGTGTTGCCGCCATTGGCACAACCCAAGTTTTCTCAGTGACTAACTCAAGCGTTGCGTCTACTGCTTTTGGTGCTAATACCACCATGATTCGTATTGCTTGCTCTTTGGGACACTGCCATTACCAAATTGGCTCTGCTCCAACTGCAAACCTTACAACTTCACCCATGATTCCCAACAATTCTATTGAGATTATTAGGGTCAACCCTGGTCAAAAGATTGCGGTTATTAAGGATTCTGGCGTTACTTCTTCAACAATTTCTGTGACAGAGTTGGTATGAAAACCAAGGCTCAAAAGAAAATTAGCAAGGTAATGACCGAGTACGGCAAAGGGGAATTGCACTCTGGTAAGGGTGGCCCTGTTGTCAAGTCTCAAAAACAGGCTATTGCCATTGCTTTGAGTGAAGCTGGTAAGGCCAAGCCCAAGAAGAAGATGAAATGAAGCAGGGACTTTATTCAAATATTCGGGCCAAACAAGCTCGTATCAAGGCTGGTTCTGGCGAGAAGATGAACAAGGTAGGGTCTAAAGCCGCACCTACAGCCGCTGACTTCAAACAGGCGGCTAAGACTGCAAAGAAGCCCAAAAAGGTGAAGTAAATGAAGACTCCAACTTGGCAGACAAAAGCTGGTCAAAATCCAAAAGGCGGCTTGAATGCCAAGGGCAGAGCCTCTTATAATGCGGAAACTGGTGGCAATCTGAAAGCACCAGTGAAATCAGGGGATAATCCCCGCAGAGCAAGTTTCTTGGCTCGCATGGGCAATATGGCTGGTGCAGAGTACAAGGATGGTGAACCGACAAGACTGCTTCTTTCGCTAAAGGCTTGGGGTGCTAACTCCAAATCTGACGCAAAGGCAAAAGCTCAAGCTATCTCCGCAAGGAACAAAGCAAAGGCAAAAAGCAGATGACATACCTAGAACTTGTTAATGATGTCCTTGTAAGGTTGCGTGAAACAACAGTTTCAACCGTTACCCAAACATCTTATTCATCTTTGATTGGCAAGTTTGTCAATGATGCAAAACGTCAAGTTGAAGATGCTTTTGCATGGAATGTGCTTGGCACTACCGTTACCCTGTCTACAACATCAGGCACATACTCTTATGCTTTAACTGGCGCTGGTCAGAAGTTCCAAGTGCTTGATGTACTGAATGTAACTAGCAATCTCCGCATGAGAAATGTGGACTTTGCTACGATGAATCGTTATCAGAACTTCTCTACTCCTGTTAATGGAATTCCCGCCTATTACGCCTTTGATGGCGTAGATGGTAGCTATGACACCAAGGTAACGATTTATCCTCGTCCTGATGGTGTTTACAGCATCCCATTTAGCCTAACAGTGCCACAGGCAACATTGTCTAGTGACGCTACTGTTATCAAAGTTCCTGACACCTTGGTATCTCAGAATGCTTATGCTCGTGCTTTGGTTGAACGTGGTGAAGATGGTGGCATGAGTTCATCTGAGGCTTATGCCCTGTACAAAACAATGTTGTCTGATTACATTGCTTTGGAAGGCACTCGTTATCCTGAAAATCAAGAATTTTTGGCGGTGTAATGGCAACAGGACTTGAAATAGCTTCAATTAGTGCGCCAGGATTTTTCGGCCTCAACACACAAGATAGTCCATTGGATTTGTCTTCTGGCTTTGCTTTGATTGCTTCAAATTGCGTTATTGACCAATATGGTCGTGTTGGCTCTCGTAAAGGGTGGACTCCACTCAATTCATCTACTGGAAACCTTGGCTCAAATGATGTGACTGTCATGCACGAATTGGTGCAAGCTGATGGCACTTTGACTGTATTGTTTGCTGGCAACAACAAGTTGTTCAAACTTGATGGCTCTAATGCTGTTGTTGAATTGACCTATGGGGGAGGGGGGTCTGCTCCTACCATTACAGCTAGTAACTGGCAATGTGCTTCTTTGAATGGAATAACTTACTTCTTCCAATCAGGTCATGACCCACTAATATTTGACCCTGCTGTATCTACAACCACATATCGCCGTGTTTCAGAGAAGACTGGCTATGTGGCTACAGTTCCTAACGCCAACATCTGCATTTCTGCTTATGGTCGTTTGTGGGCTGCTAACACCACCTCTAACAATGCTACTGTTTACTACAGTGACTTGATTGCTGGTCATGTGTGGGCAACAGGTAGTTCTGGCAGTCTGAATGTCAACAATGTTTGGCCTAGTGGCGCTGATGAAGTCACTGGTTTAGCGGCTCATAACGGCTTCTTGTTCATCTTTGGCAAACGTCAAATCTTGGTTTATAAGGATGCAACTAGCCCATCAACCATGTCATTGAGTGACACTGTTGAGAGTATTGGTTGCATTGCTAGGGATAGCATTCAGACAACCAGTAGCGATGTTGTGTTTTTGTCTAATGGTGGTGTTCGTTCATTGATGAGGACTATTCAAGAGAAGTCTGCGCCAGAGCGTGACTTGTCTAAGAATGTTCGTGATGATCTGACTCAGAAGTTGAATAGCGAGACATTAGCAAACATCAAGTCTGTCCATTCAGAAAAAGAAGCGTTTTACTTGTTGTCTTTGCCTGTCAATCAACAAGTCTATTGCTTTGACACAAAGGCTGCATTGCAAGATGGTTCTTACCGTGCAACGACATGGGACTCCATACTTCCTAAGTCTTTCTTGTCTAAGCGCAATGGTGACGTTTTGATTGGGAAGACTGGTTATGTTGCTCAATACGCAGGGTATAAAGACGATACGGCTTCATATCGTATGGCGTATTACACAAACCATGCCGACCTTGGAAACCAGTCAAGAACATCAATTATCAAGAAGATTTCTGTTGTGATTATTGGTGGCAGTAACCAGTATGTGACTATCAAGTGGGGGTATGACTTCCTGACAAACTACTTGTCTGAGAACGTCTTGATTCCAGCGCAAGGTGTTTCAGAATATGGAATAGCTGAATATGGTGCAAATGCCACTATTGTTGCTTACTATTCTGAAGGTGTTGCATTGCAAACATTGGTTGCCAATGGTGGTGGCTCTGGAAAGATTGTTCAAACTGGTTACGAAATGGACATTAACGGTTCTCAACTTTCCATTCAAAAAATTGAAATTCAATCTAAACAAGGTCGATTGACTTAAGAGGTACAAATGACTGCATATACAAAATCAACCAACTTTGCGACTAAGGATACGCTGACATCTGGCGACCCTTTAAAGATTGTCAAAGGTACAGAGATCAACACTGAGTTTGACAACATTCAAACTGCTGTTAACTCTAAGGCTGATACAGCATCTCCTACATTTACTGGAACTGTAACCATTCCATCGTTGTCGTTATCTGGCTTAACTGTTTCAAGTGCAGTTGCTACTAATGCTTCAAACGCATTGGTTAGTGTGACAAATACAGGTACAGGCAACAATGTATTGGCAACTAGCCCAACATTGGTAACGCCTATCCTTGGTACACCACAAAGCGGAACATTGACAAATGCCACAGGATTGCCTTTAACTACTGGTGTAACAGGTGTTTTGCCTGAAGCCAATGGTGGCACAGGCACAACCACTGGCTACTACGGGTTTAAATCAAGAATCATCAACGGCTCAATGGTTATTGACCAGAGGAATGCGGGGGCTGAAGTTAACCCTGCTGTAAACGGAGCGTACTATACTGACCGTTGGAGCGTGATTGCTACGCAGACTTCAAAGTTTAAGATTGGTCAAAACGCTGGCGCTGTCACACCGCCTGTTGGATATATTAAATATCTTGGCATTACCTCTCTTTCTGCATACTCAGTAACTTCTACCGATGTATTTGAAGTTCGTCAAAACATTGAAGGATTAAATGTTGCTGACTTGGGTTGGGGTGCGGCTGGTGCGGCAACCGTTACATTGTCGTTTTGGGTTTATTCAAGCCTGACAGGAACTTTTGGTGGCGCTTTGCAAAATACTGCTTACACCCGAAGCTATCCTTTCAGCTACACAATCAGCGCAGCAAATACATGGGAACTGAAAAGCGTAACTATTGCTGGTGACACAACAGGAACTTGGCTAAAAACTAACGATACTGGCGTTCGCGTGGTATTTGGTTTGGGTGTTGGCTCAACATATAGTGGCACAGCGGGGGCTTGGGCAGCATCAGAACTTCATTCAGCTACAGGCGCAACCAGCGTAGTCGGCACAAACGGAGCCACGTTCTACATCACAGGTGTCCAGCTTGAGAAAGGCTCAACAGCAACGAGCTTTGACTACAGGCCGTATGGCACTGAGTTGGCTTTGTGTCAGCGTTACTTCCAGCTTATTGACTACTCCACCAACAACGGCGGTCTCCCGGCCAATTGGTATCAATTTAGTGTGCCGTTTTTGGTGGCTATGCGAGCGTCACCAACTATGGTTGCTTCAACTATTGGCTCTAACACAGGGTCTGCCCAAACCTTTCAAGACGCTGGAACTGTTAACGGGTGGACACTAGACAACGCATATACAAACTCAGCAACAATTCGCGGGCCAAATGTTAATTTGAGCCGTGGCGTTACTGGCCGTGGTCAATTTAGTTCGGAGCTTTGATCATGTACCAACTTCTTCCCGACACCATGATGGGTGCAGCGCAGGTCATCAAACGCCTATCAGACAACGCCTTCATCCCATTCGACCTTACCAACACCGACTATCAAGCCTTTTTAAAGTACCAAGCTGAAGGTGGCAAGGTCTATGGCGCAGATGAAGAGATACCAGCAGAGGAGAACACATAATGGCAACATCACAAGAAGTAATGCAGGTTAAGCAAATGGTGAAGGAGTCTATCCTTGAAGAAGGACTAGACCCTAATATCTTTGTACGTCTTGGAGAGATGGCTAAAGCTGTTTTGGAAGATAAGTCTATGTATCCTCAGTTTTTACAAGCTGTTGTTGACAGTGGCTTGGCTGAAGAAGCAGATATGTCTGGTGAGATTGATTATCAGGTTATTGGTGTATTTGTTGCCGCTGGTGAGATGGTCAAGGAAATGCTTGCATCTGGCGAATTAGGAGCATGATATGGGACTGAGAAAACTTGGTAATTGGTTAAAGAAGAACATTAAGCCTATTGCGGCAGTTGCGGCAGTTGTCTTTCCTCCTTTAATCCCTGCTATTGGTACGGCTCTTGGTGCTACTGGTGCGGCTACTGCTGTTGTTGGTGCAGCGGCTCTTAGTGGGGCGGCAAGTGCAGTTGCGGGGGATTCAACCCAAGATATTCTCAAGAATGCAGCCTTGGGAGGCGCAGCGGCTGGAGTTACGCAAGCTGTTTCTGGTAGTGGTTTGTTTGGTGGGACTACCACTCCAACAACTGCAATTTCTGGAAACTATTCTGCTGTTTCTCCCACTCAACTGTCTGCTACTGTGGCCTCACAAGGCTTGATTCCTAGCGTTCTGTCTTCTGTTTCTAACTTTACTGGACTGAGTACAGATACCCTTGGAAAACTTGGTTCTGCTGGTGTCCAGGCATTGCTTAGTAGTGCTGGTGCTAGTCAAATTGCAGAACAGGGTAGAGAAGCGGCTCAAACACAAGCTGATGCTCAAGTTCGTGCGGCTCAGATTGCCGCTGATGCCGCTAAGTTCCGTCCTGTTGGCGTTACAACTCGTTTTGGTCAATCAGCCTTTGCTACTGATGCACAGGGCAATGTGATTGGTGCTGGTTACTCTGCAAGTCCTGAGATTCAAGGTTATCAGAATCGTCTGTCTGCTTTGGCTGGTCAGGGTTTGACACAAGCAGAACAAGCTGCTACTGCCTATCAACCTTTGACTGGTGCGGCACAGAGTTTGTTTAGTTTAGGCCAAGGTTATCTTGCTAAATCTCCTGAACAAGCGGCGGCTGATTACATCAGTAAGCAACAGGCTTTGCTTGCACCTAGCCAAGAGAATCAGTTGGCATTGTTGCAGAACAAGTTGTTCCAACAAGGTCGTACTGGTGCGGCTACGGCTCAAGGTGGAAACCTCATGGCTACCAATCCTGAAATGGCGGCTTACTACAACTCGATTGCTCAAAGTAACTTAGCATTAGCGGCACAAGCTGACCAAGAGGCTAGAAACCGCATTACTTTTGGCGGTGGATTGTTTAATACTGGTGCGGGACTACAAAATCAGTTTTATTCTGGTCAGACTGCGGCTTATGCTCCATTTGCCACTGCTATGGACACAAGTTCAGGACTTGAGAGTCTTGCACAGCAACCTATGAACTTGGGTACTTCTATTGGTGCTAAGACTACGGCTGGTACAGCAGAAGCTGGCAGATTGTTGAGTGGTGGCATTACACAAGCTGCGGCTACTATGGCTCAACCAAATGCTTATTCTGCAACTGGCAACTTGCTGTCTGGTGTTGCTCAGAATCCAATGGTTACTGGTGCTATTAACAATGCGTTTGGCGTTCAATCGTCAGCACCCAAGTATCAAATCATCAATGGTCAACTTGTTCAAGTTGCGTAAAGGGGAAACAAAATGGCAACAAGTCAAGTCTTAGGGTTGTTTACATCTCCTGAACAGTATCAGGCCAATCAAATGGCGCAGTTTCGCCAACGTGCGGCTAATGAAGTCCAGTTGAATCCTTTCCAGCAAGCGGCTGTTGGTATGCGCCAAGCTGGTTATCAGTTGGGTGGTGGCATTGGTGGTGCTATGGGTGGTCAAGACCCACAGTTGCAGAAGATTGCTCAACGTCAAGCCATCCTTGGCCTGATTGACCCTGCAAATCCTGATTCTTATGCTCAAGCCATTCAGGTTGCATTGCAATCTGGAGATCAGGAAGCCGCTTTTATATTGCGTAATGAAATGGGTCGGGTTAGACAACAAGCCCAAGAACAGCAACTCAATACTCTCAAGACTCAAGACTACTTGACTCAACGTGGTCAAGGTATGCAAGCCGCTGGTCTTACCAACATGGCTAATGAGTTGGTTGGTCAACTCAAGAACCCTGATGGCACTATCAATGAGGATGTCAAAGCTAAGTTGCTTTCATTCCCTCAAGGTCGTGCGGCCATCTCTGAACAAGCCAAAGTCTTGCCTGACTTGCGTCAACTTGGTGCTTCTGGCACTCCTGAAGTCAATCCATTTGATTTGTTCATTAACGACCCAACAGTTCCAGCACCACTTAAGACAACTGCTAAACAATACCAAAGCAGTTTTGCCAAGGGTATTTATAGCACTGAGCAAGCCGACAAGTTGGTTGAAAGACTGGCTACTGCAACTCAAAAAGCTACTGAGTTCCAACAAACTCAATCTCGTCTTGAGCAAAACCAACAAATGTTGGACTCTTACAGACAGCAAGGCTTGGCAAATTCTCAAGCATCTTTGGCTCTTCAGGCTCAACAGGCTCAACTCAATGCTGACTTGAAGCGTCAAGATGCAGAGCGTAAGGCTGAAATCGCTAAGAACAAGCCTTTGCCAGCAAATTTGGCGAAAAGTGAAGAAGATGATTACGACATTGCGACATCAGCAACTAACCTTGCTACTGACGCAAATGCATACATCAACCGCATCAAGTCTGGCGACATCAAGTTTGGCTTGAAAGATAAGGCGAGCATTGCTACTCGTGGTGCATTTGGTTCTGAAGACCCTGATGTTATTGCTCGTCAAGACTTTGACAAGTTCATTGAACGCATGACTTCTGAGAATTTGCGTCTGAATAAAGGTGTTCAGACTGATAAAGACTTTGAGCGTGAATTGAGATTGCTGAAGTCTGCTGAGTCTGCCGCTAGTGCCGCACAAATCATGCAGAATCTTGTCAAGATTAACGTTCGTAAAGTTCAGGATGCAAAAGCAAGCATTGAAAGACGTAGGGTAAATGCTGGTTTAGGAATGCCAGTAGTGCCAATCGCAATCCCTCAATTTGGTGAAAGACCACCTTTGTCAAATTTTGAGACTACAAACACTAATCCAATGGGTACAACTGGCGGTAGGAGATAAACATGGCAGTAGATCGTGTAGCAGCTAAAGCGGCAGGGTATACAGATGCTGAGATTGACGCTTACGAGCGTCAACAATCCATGCCATCAACTCCACAGGCATCAACATCAGTCTTAGAACCTAAAGTCCCATACAACGCACTTGCTGAGTCTGCAAGGGCTTTTGGTCAAGGTTTGACCTTTGGCACTTTGGATGAACTTGAAGCGGCTTTGAGGACTGGTTCTATTAGTGGTGCTGACTATGAGCGTCAACGCAATCTGTTGCGTGAACAGCAAAAGCAGTTTGGCATGGATATGCCACTTGTGAAGACTCCATTGGAGTTGGCTGGTGGCTTTGCTGTTCCATTGGGTGTGGCTGGTCAGGTTGGTAAGTTAGCCCCTGAGACTCAGGCTTTAATCACTGGCACATCTACGCTTGGAAGAGTTGGTCGTGGCACTGTTGCTGGTGCTACTACTGGTGCTTTGGCTGGTTATGGCTATGCTGAGAAAGACTCAGGCTCTGAGGCCGCTATGGGCGGCATCTTTGGTGGCTTGATTGGTGGCACTGTTCCTGTGGTTGTTCAAGGTGCTGGCACTGTTATCCGCAATGTCTTGAATGCTTCTGGCATTGGTGACCAAACAACTGCCGCATCCAAGATGTTGTCTAACTACTTGGACAAAGACAATCTGACTCCTCAAGAGGCACAAGCGGCATTGGATGAGTTGCGTAAGTTGCGTGTTCCTCAACCAGTCTTAGCTGACTTGGGTAAGAACTTGCAAGACTTGGCCTACAACGCTTATATCGTTCAGTCAAAGGCTAAAGGCCCAACTCAAGCATTCCTTGAGAGCCGCATGATTGACCAGCCTAATGACATTGTTAAGGGTTTGGTTGAGAAGGCTGGTCTGGCTAAAAACGTCAATGGCTATGAGTATTTGACTGCATTGACACAGAGTCAGGCTCAAAAAGCTAGTTTGGCTTATCCAAAAGCCTATTCAATGGACATTGATGCTCAACCATTCAGGCAGTATGTTGATCGTCCTGTATTCATCAAGGCTTATGAGGAGGCTCAGAAACGTGCTTCTGTTTACGGTGAAACATTGCCAGACTTGAGTGCCATTAAGAATGCCCAAGCAGTTCCTACTGATTTACTGCACAAGATCAAGATTGGTCTTGACCGAGTTATCGGTGCAGAGACTGACGCTTTGACTGGTAAGACTACTGGTTATGGTCGTGACGTTATCAACATCAAGAATGAATTCAACGACAAGATTAAGTCATTGAACAAAGACTACGCAAAGGCAAATGCTGAATTTGCTGATGAAGAACGCATCAGAAGTTCATTTGAGATGGGTCAGAAGTACCAGCGTCTTGACTCAAAAGAAGCCGCCGCCAAAATCAAGAAGATGAACTCTGACGAGAAAGAGGCATTCAGGCTTGGAATGATGGCAGACATTAACAAGCGTGTTGGAGACTTCAAGGGTGGCGACTTTACTCGTCAAATCTTCAAGTCTGACAATCAAAAGATGTTGGTGCGTTATGCCTTTGACGATCAAAAAGCCTATAACGACTTCTCTCAATTCGTGAAAGGCTTGGAGAAGCAGAGCCAGACTGCCAAATCTTTAATTGGCGGCTCTAAAACTGGTGAACGTCTGGCTACTCAAGAGCAAGCTGGTGAACTTGGTCAGATAGCGCAATCTGCCGCTACTGGTGATGTCTTTGGCATGGCAAAGGCGGCTGGCGCAACATTGCTCGCAAGAACTAAGGGCATCAGTTCTGAGACTTCAGAAGCTTTGCAACAGCGTTTGTTTACGACTGACCCTATCGAGCAGCGTTTGATTCTGACTGAACTGAACAAGAGAGCCAAGAGAAGGCCCACAGGCTTGCTATCTGGTGCGGCGGCACTTGGCACTGCCACAGGTATCTTAGGAGACTGAAATTGACCCAATCAGTATCTGTCTTCTTGCGGCTGGTCTTGTCAAGAACATCCAAGCTGGCTGTGATCTTTACAAGCAAGCTAAAGAGTCTTTTGTCGAGATTAAAGCCAGTGCAGATGAAGTTATCGCTATTGGTAGAGAGGTTCAAGGTTTCTGGTCGAAACTTAGCAGTTTCTTTGGCGCTAGTCCCAAGCCTAAAGCTGTTCAGCCTGTTTCAAAAGCTAAAAAGTCTGACTATGTTGCTGTTAACGAAACTCAAGTTAAAGTTGACATCGTTAAAAATCTCACTGAGTTCTTCAAACTTCAAGAACAGTTGGAAGCACATATTAGAGAAGAAGAAGAAAAGTCAAGAACAGTTTACGACCCAGATCAAAACCACATGGAGGCGGCACTCAAACGAGTGATGGCTCAACAGGAGATGGACAGGTTGATTGTCCAAATCAGGGAGACTATGGTTTACCACAGCCCTCCTGAGATGGGCGCTTTGTACAGTTCAGTCTTTGAGATGCGTGACATCATCAAAAAGGAGCAAGAAGAAGCCAGGCTGATTGAGGAGTCCAAAGAGAGGTACAAGCAATGGCGGCGGCGGGAAGCAAAACGAAACCTAATGCTAAAAGAAGCGTACCTAGCGGGAACGGTAATCCTCCTCCTTTACATATGGATGTGGTTTCTGTTCGTCAGGAGATAGGAGAGGAAATCATGGGGTGGGTTGCTTGTTGCGTACTGATCGCTCTATTGCTTCCTATGGCTGGAATGCTGTACTTGGACATCTTGGAAGCAAAGAATGAGACAAAGCGTGTTTTGCAGAAGTTAGAGAAGATTGAACAACGCATTGAAAGGAAACAGCGTGACAAAGACCGTAAAGAGCCTGATTCTTTTGCTGACAATCCTGTTTTTGACAGGGTGCGAAGACCGTTTTCGTTATCCTTGCCAAGACCCACTGAATTGGGCAAAAGATGAATGTAAGCCACCGATTTGTACCGCTACAGGTACTTGTCCTGAAATGTTAGTCAAACCAGAGGAGAAAAAGTAATGGCAACCATTGGATACAAGCAAAACAACCGTTTGACCGCAGACGAGATTGAAGTCAGGGTATGGGCATTCGTTATCGTAGTCTTGGTGACAATTCTGTTGGCTTCTATGGGTATGTTCCTGTACTCAGTCTCCTTTGTCACTCAGCCTATGAATGGTGCTATGGCGGCAATTGACAAGGTTTACACGCAACAGATCAGCACCATCATGGTATTTATCACTGGTGTCTTGGGTGGTGTAGCTGGTCGTTCTGGTGTAAAGGCTATTGCCAATGCCAGTGCTAAGGCTGAAGCCACTGACAACGATGAGCCACCTACGCCATGAGTATCTTTAACCCTTGGGTAATCTTGGGGTTTGTCTTGTCTGTAACCATTTCTTTTGGGAGTGGTTACTTCAAGGGCAAGCATGATGAGAATGTCTCTCAACAACTAGAGATTGCTCGTTTAAATGCGGTTGCAAGGACAAAAGAGGCTGCTTTGGCAACAGCAGTGACATCAACAGCTACGGCACTAAGGACATCAAATGAGAAAGCAAGACAGATTTCAAAAGAGCGTGATTTGGCTATTGCCTCTGGCGCTCTCAAGTTGCGGCTTCCTGTCAAAGCCCCCAACTGCACCGTATCAACCCCCGACAATCCCACCGCTACCAGCGGAGATAGCGTTCAAGCAACAGCCGAACTTGACAGAGAGGTTGCTAAATCTCTTGTCGCCATCACAGACCAAGGAGATGCCAACACCAGACAACTCAACGCCTGTATTGATGCCTACAACGCCGCCTATCAAACCATAACCAAAGGAGTCCCACAATGAACCTGTCAGCAAACTTCAAACTCTCAGAGCTAATTAAGTCAGAGACTGCAACACGCCTAGACATTGACAACACGCCAAACGAAGAACAGATCGAATCATTGCGTTTGCTTTGCGAAAACATCCTACAGCCAGTGCGTGACCACTTTGGCAAGCCTGTCAAGATCACATCTGGGTTTAGGTGTCCAGCCGTTAACCAAGCCACTGGAGGCTCGGCAACCTCAGACCATTGCAAAGGCCAAGCTGTTGATTTTGAAATTGATGGTCTTCCAAACCCTGATGTGGCTCAGTGGATTATGGATAACCTTGACTACACCCAACTTATCCTAGAGTTCTACACACAAGGACAACCCAATTCGGGCTGGATTCACTGTAGCTTTGACCCATCTAATCTTAAAAATCAAGAACTCACAGCCGTTAAGGTGGCGGGAAAGACTCAGTACTTGCAAGGACTACAGGCATAAGCGGTCTTCTGCAATAGTGTTTAGGGGTGAGGTGTTCATGCAAGATCACCTCACCACACTTCTGGCATAACCAAGCCGTACCCATTACAACATCAGTCTGGCGGTCACCTCTGACCCCTTTAGTTCTGCCATAAAAGGTGCGGATTTTTACTATCATTTCGAGACTCTGGCCTTGCTGTAGGTCGTGAAGTTCTCACGCACATTTAAAGTCTCAGTAAGTCTCATTTGCTCTCTACGCTTTGAACCGTTGATTTTGCCATTGTTAATCTGAACAAGCTCCTTGTCCTTAGTCCAGATTGATGCGCCAGAGAAGTCAAATGCGTTTTTTGGTGGGTTCATTTCAGCCCCCGAATGTAAATTGCAAAGCTGTGCAATGTGTCCTTGCCAAACCCTTCCATCTTTAGGATGGCTTGTGCAACTTCTTCAATGACTTGGCTACGGTATGGGTTAAGTGTGATGGCAGCTTCTACCGCACGTTTACGCCATAGGCTTTTGCGCTCAATCTCGTTAAATGCTTCGTCTTCAGGTTCTTCAATCATGCAACCGCCTTTTTAATTTGAGCCTTTGCGTCATCAAGAATCTTCTCAACTGACGCAATGAGTTCTTTGTTTGATTTTTTAGGTATTGGTTTTGGAGTCATCTTTACCCCTAGCACCCTACCCATTTCCATAGTCCGATCATCTTCAATCTTTTGGCAAAGATATTCACGCAACCACTTTGCGCCACCAAGTTCTTTCCACTTTGCTTGCTGGCTTAATGTCAACTTCACACCTACGTTAATCATTTCTTCTTTCGTTCAGTTACAAGAATAATTCTTTCAATCTTGCGGTCACTACCGCATCTGTATTGCATTGCACTATTCCTAACCCACTGGTCACAAACTGGACATTTCACTATCTTTCTTCCCGCTCGTCCCGATTTACTAGGTACAACGCAAACCCGATACACACTGAGATTCCCAATATCGAGCCGAAAATCCCTGCTAAGAGAACGTAAAGCACTGTTTCCAACATCTGATTTCTCCTTTTCTTCTGAATCAAAGTACATGAGAGCCAATGCACAAAGCACCGCAATCATGATGGCATTCCAGACTTTCATTTTGTTGAGGCGATCAGTTCAAGCTCAAGGTCTTTGATTCTGTCTTTCAAAATCTCCACCTCTTGCTCAAGATTGATGACTTTCTTGTCCAGGCGCTTGCGGCTCATGGACTCACCCTTTGCCCACCCGATCAAGGCAGCATCATCAGCCACCTTGTTGATGAGTTGGATGATGTCATTGCGGGACATGAAGCCACCAGCAATGTCCTTGGATGGCGCAATCCGATTGACCAACTCTTGAATTTCTGCTTGCATACTCATGTTGTTATTCCTTGTGGTTGATGCCATGCAGATTGCAAGGCGGTGAAGTTCATAGGCGCAATGGTGACTGTTGACAGGAACAAGCCCTTAGTCTTGATCTTGCGCCCCCAATCGTCTGTAGCCTTGGTGTTGATGAGTTCCTTACGCTTAACAGCGTTATAGACGCTATGAGGCTTAAAGCCAGCCTCTACAAGCTCCTCCATTGTTCTGGCTTCTTGGCAGAAGTCTTGGAGTTCGGTCATGCTTCCCTCGCTTTCAACATTGCGTCTGCCATTTCATAGGCTTCTTTTGCTGTATCCAACATAATTCCTGTTGGAAAAGAACCGTTTGCATACATACATTGCATAGCCTTTGCCGCAAAGTAATCACGCAAGGTCATGCCTTGTTCCGTAATATGCGCTACACCTGCTGGTGCTGGAAATGCTGGTGGGTTGTTCATGATGACCACCATGCAACCAAAAGAACAGCAAAGCCGATACCGATAGCGATAGCCGCTAAGACATCAAGAAGTTTCTCATTCATCATCATTCTCCTCATCATCTTCACAAAGTTCACAGCCATCATGGGCAGGGTCACGGCAATCTGGGTGAGCCGCAAGGTTTGACTGGTAGCGGCGGCGGTAGAAGTCCTCCGCTCTCATGTAGTCAAGGTCTGATTCGTCTAGTGGCATGGGGTTCTCCTTAAAGTTGGGGCCGAAGCCCCTTGGGTTTTACTTGCGTTCTACTGTGCCAACCAATTCGCCGTCCATGATCAGAAACAAAATGTGCTTGGCAATGTTGAGTGTTTGACGGCTGCGGTTTTGTGCGCCACCGGCAATCAATTCTTGAGCATCAGACATCAGGCCAGCCACAACCATGTTTGCGCCTGTGAATTGGTATGTGATGGATTCTTTGACAGATTCCACATAGGCATCAATATCAGCAATGCCATACATGTTGATGTTGCGTTCTTCTTGAGCAGTTGTTTGTGTTGCGTTTGTCATTTAAAAATCTCCTTGGGGTTGCGTTGTTGATGGGTCTAATCATACATGAGTTGACTACATAGTCAAACAGCCATGATTTAATCCCACACACTCCAGTGGGTTATTAAATCAATTACCACTTGACTAATCAATCCAAAGTCCTATAGAATCCCCACCCATGAACACACAAACCATGCAACTTATTGATTCCATTAGGGAAAAGGCTGAAAAGGCTGGCTTCACCATCACGGATGTAGCTCGTCAAGCTGGCCTCGACCCCTCTCAAGTCTCCAGATACGCCACAGGTAAAACCATACCACTGGTAACCAGTATCAAACGGCTAGAAGAATCGGTAGATTCCCTCATCCAGAGCCGCTTACAAGCCCTGCAAGGGGGTCAAAATGACTAAGCGTACCTTGGGTATTGACGTTGGTCTTAACGGTGCTATCGCCCTTGTGGTGGATGGTGAACTGATTAGTGTTGTAGATATGCCAACAGTCACCCTAGACCGCAATGGCAAAGCCAAGCGTCAGGTGTCAGTGCCTGAGTTGGTAGACATCATCAAGCAGTTTGACCCTAATGAAGCCTATGTAGAGAAGGTCTTTGCAATGGCAGGGCAAGGCGTTACATCTGTATTCTCTTTTGGTCGTTCTCTTGGCGTAGTCGAAGGAGTCCTCACAACCATGAAGATAAAGACTACTCTCATCACCCCGCAAACATGGCAAAAGGGAATAGGCGTAACTGGCGGTAAAGACGGTTCAAGAGCCAGAGCAATGGAGTTGTTCCCCGAACAAACTGCACTGTTCAAGAGGGTCAAAGATGATGGTCGTAGTGATGCCGCACTCATCGCATTGTGGGGGTCAAAGAATGGATGACAAAGAACGTCAAGTGATGCGTGACCACATTGTTTGGTTGTCTGTGCAGCTTGAACAGGAACGCAAGCAAAACCAATCAACAGTCGTATTCCTCAAAAGAATCCTAGACCCTGAAGACTTGGGTCATGCAGTATCAAACGAAACAAGGCAACTCGCCTACCAATTACTCATTAACCATCATCACATTGAGAGAGCATCATGGCAACAAAGCAACTGAACCTTAGAGCATCAGCATCATCACGCTGGATAGCCTGTCCCGCCTCTGCCAAGTTGTCAGCACAAATGCCCTATGTGGAAGGTGGCGAAGCGGCGAAGATAGGCACAGCGATTCACTCACTTGCCGAACACTGCTTCAAAGGTGACCTAGACCCTACAAAGTTTGAAGGCCAAGTCTTTGAAGGCATCACCATGACTGAGGAGAACTGTGAGTTTGCTCTTGAGCATCTCAAAGCCATCTGGAAGATTGAAGATGAATTGGGTGCTGGCAGTGTTCAAGTTGAGCAATTCATTCCCTATCAAGACACACAAGTTTGCAAAGTAGGCGGTACGACTGATGTGATCGGCATCAGCAAAGAGAAGCGCAAACTCATCATTGCGGACTTAAAGACTGGTCGTGGATATGTGTCTGAAGACAGTGACCAGTTGAAGCTGTACGCCCTGTCAGCCCTGAACGCTAACAACTTGTATAAAGACATCTCGACTGTCGAGTTGTGGATTATCCAGCCGCATCACGGTGAGACTCGCAAGCACACAATGACAACTCAAGAACTTGTTGATTGGGAACACTACATTCTTTCTCCCGCAATTGAGAATGCACTGAACCCTGCATTCCCACCTGTGCCTTCAGACTCTGCTTGTCAGTACTGCCCTGCTAAGACTATCTGCCCTGCACAGCAACAGATTGTTGAAGTGGTTGCATCTGCGCCACCAATATCAGTGCTGACAGAGCAACAGATTAGCGTCTTGCTGACGCAATTCGATATGGTTGAGGACTACATCAAGGCCGTGAGAGATCACGCCTTAAAACGCATGGAATCAGGTGCTGTCATTGATGGATGGCAACTTACTCCTAAGAGAGCATTACGTTCATGGACAAAAGAATCAGATGTTGTCCCTGCACTCTTAGGGATGGGACTCACCATAGATCAGATCGTGAAACAAGAACTGGTGACTCCCGCACAAGCGGAGAAAATGTTACCGAAAGACTTGAAGCAATCTATTGAACCGTTAACTTCCCGCATATCTTCAGGATTAACGCTTGCAAGAGACAAAGGTTTGACTCAATAATCGACCCCCCGAATCCCCCAACGTGATGCAAATCACATTTTTTAAACTTTAAACAGGAAACTTCAAATGAACTTAAATCTCTCAGGCGGCGGTAACGGTAACTACATCCGATTCAGCCCACAAGCAAACGCATGGTCAAATCAAGATGGTGAATTCCAAATGGAAAAGTTTGTTTTCGACATCGAGAACATTCAGACTGGTTGGATGCTCATCGCAACTGGCATCTTTGAATTTGCACCAGATGACTCTTTGGGTCGTAAAGGCGCACAACCAACTCCAGAACACAAGCGTGGCTTCAAGGTGACTTTCTACAACAAGTCTATGGGTATTGCAGAGTGGAGCGCAAATGGTGCAGGCTCAAACATGGGACTTGAAGCCTTGTACAAGCAGGCAGAATCACAAGCCGCAGCCAATGCCGGTAAGTTGCCAGTCGTGGAGTACAAGGGTTCACGCCCCGAAAAAGTTGGTAAGGGAAGCACACGAGTGCCGATCTTTGAGGTGACAGGTTGGGTAGCTCGTCCCCCTGCATTGGCAGACGGTGGAGGTGCAGAGCCTGAGTTCTCAGCGCCAGCACCAGTAGCCAAACCAGCACCTACACCAGTTGCCAAACCCGCACCATCACCAGCAATGAGTGATGACGAGATGTTCAGCTAAACACTGCACCTCTCACAGCACCAGAGTTTCGGGGGAGACTCTGGTTTTTTTGTCCCCTCAATTGGAAACGCCATAAATGTCAGCACAAGAATTAGCCACTACGCTTGGAAACGCCAAGAAAGTAGGGAATGGTTACCTAGCATCTTGCCCTGTACCCTCACACGGTCAAGGCAACGGCGACAAGCATCCAAGCCTGTCCATCACAGAGTCCAGTGATGGGAACTACCTCTTTAAATGCCACGGTGGATGCGATCAGCACACTGTGTTCAACACGATCAAGGACATGGGACTTCTCCCTGCCCTACCCCAACAAGATAGACCCGAATACCTATCAAGCATCAAGCCTCTACCTTACATCCAGACACCGACATTCCAACAGGAGTGGCATTACACCGATGAAGATGGTGTCTCCCTGTTCGTGAAGCAAAGATTCAAGACCAATGACTCTAAAGGCAAGACATACAAGACGCTGAGAGTCATGCCAGACAACACAAGGGTTGGTAAATTGGGAGATTGCAGAATCGTCCCCTACAAGCTACCCGATCTGCAACAGGCAACAGCCGCTGGACGAGTTGTCTACATCACTGAAGGCGAGAAGGCGGCAGATGCCTTGGGCAGTCTGGGTGTTGTAGCCACAACAAGTCATGCTGGTTCAGGCAATTGGAGTCCTGAACTGAATCAATACTTCACAGGTGCAAACGTGGTAATCGTGCCTGACAACGATGTTTCTGGTTGGAGTTACGCTATCAAAGTGGTGGAGGCACTGTTACCAGTTGCTAAGAGTGTCAGGGTGCTGGATTTAGACCTTAAACATCCGAAAGAGGATGCCTTTGAGTGGGTCACTAAGTATGGTGGTGACAGGGAAACACTAGCTTCAAGGGCTAGAGCCTGTGCGGTCATCAAGTCGGTAGATGATGTCTGGTTGCCGCAAAGATTGAAGTTAGATGTCCCTGAATCTGAAGCATCTCAATCTGAATCTACCCAAAAGTCACGGTTTCTGGTCGAGTCTTGGGATTCCATAAAGGATGAGCCAGTAGAGTGGCTCATCGAGGACATCATCCCAAAGAAGGCGTTTGTGGCTTTATATGCACCACCAGCGTCTTACAAGTCATTCATTGCCCTTGATATGGCAGAGGCGATAGCTACAGGGCGTGACTGGATGGGAAGATCAGTGAAGCAGTCAGGTGTGGTCTTATACATAGCAGGTGAAGGTCATGGAGGCTTGGGCGCAAGGATTAAGGCTTGCAAGATTAAGAATGACAGTCCAGATGGTGCTCCTTTGTACGTCATCAGGGCGCAAATCAACCTGAGATCGAGTCAAGAAGACTTTGACAATTTAATTAGCGCAATCAACGACTTACTTGAGACAGTTGGAGAAAAGCTACAGATAATTGTCTTGGATACCTTGATGAGGATGTCTGGAGGTGGCTTTAACGAGAACTCCTCGGAAGATATGGGCGGCTTCATCACCCAAGCAGGCAAGCTGCAAGCACTATATGAATGTGCCTTGCTGGTCATCCATCACAGTGGGAAAGATGTCACTAAGGGTCTTAGAGGCCATAGCTCTTTGCTTGGAGCCGTGGACACTGAACTTGAGATCAATAGGTTAGATAGTGTGGTGAATTCAGGGAATGAAGCCGTAAAAGGGTCAGGAACTATCACCGTAACCAAGCAAAAGGATGGGTCAGATGACATAGCGATTGGCTTTGATGTCGTGGCAATTGATGTCTCAACGTCAGCCTTGGGATTCGAGTCCACCACCTCACTGGCTGTTCAGGCCAACACTGAGATAGTCCAAACAACAAAGAAGAACGCTAAAAACAATGCTGGTAGCGGTGGAAATCAGCGTTTGGAGATGGATTCCTTGATGAAAGTGATTAAGGCTAAAGCATCATATCGTGAAGTAGATGGTACTACACGCTATGGAGTGACTTTGGAGGACTGGAAGGGTGAATTCTGGTCTATGAAAGGCTGTACTGATGACGATAAAGCGGCGTTTCAGAAGGCTTGGACACGAGCCAGAGAGAGACTTGTTGACGCTAAAAAGATTGTCATAGGGTCTGGCTTTGTCTGGTTGAAGGCTGATTCTGAGAGGTTTGGTTCATGACACTACTGTATGTTTATCCACTGGACAAACCGGACAAACCGGACAAATGTCCAAATTGTCTGTCCGAGTTTATGTGGACAAACCACCTCTTGTCTATGAACAAGAGGTTTGTCCACTGTCGGTTTGTCTGTTGTCTGTTTTTGTTGATGGAGGTTAGTTATGGTTAGAAAAGCGTCACGCAAGGAAGTTCCAGAGGTGCAAGTGCCAAGGCGCAAGGCAACGGATTTTGAGATTGCGTCGAACTCGATTTTGGTTGAGTTGGACAAGCGCAAGGTGCAACATGAGGAAAAATGGGGTGTTGACCGATTGATTACTTTAGTTGACAGTGAGTTTAGGACGAAGTTTTGGGGTCAGATGGGTAGAGTTTGGGACTCGTTGGACTTTCAGGATGTGGAGAGATTGGGTCGAACTGTCAACGGCATGATTAAGGGATATGACGCACTGGAGAAGTGGGCTGCAGATAATGAGATTGAACCTAACCCACCAATCAGGTTTGTGGAGTGGGTGAACCAAAAGGGTATCCGCATGGCGGTTTGTCAGACAGTCAACGATGCGGTCAACTTACAGAACAAACGCAAAGACCTGACCATCTGGAGTATGGAGGAAATGGAAGTGTTCTTGAACGAGGAGATCGTTCAGGACATCATCAAGGTCAAAGCCTTTGACCCAACAGCCAAGGTGGTTAGCTTTAAGGCTGGTGAAGGGTTTGGCAAAGGTTCAGGGTTCGAGGACTTGGAGAACGATCTTCATGCCTTTGAAGGTGGCAGCGAGTATGTGCCGAAGTATCGGAAGATTGGAGAGGATTGATGAAGCGTAACGGTAGACCGCCAAGCATCAACTCCAGATGGTTTTACCGTGAACTCACCATGCCAGACAAGCTGATCTTGGCTTGTGCTGGTGATGGGAACATCTCTGATGGGTTCAGGAATGTATTGGATGCCTACCAAATCCTATGGAATTGCGGATACAGGCCAACAATCGATTTATACGATTTCCTTGGGGTAGATAAGGATGAGATAGAAGAACGGCTTGTAGGCGATTCTGGTGAGAATTAGAGGCATTGCTGTGGCTAGTTTGTGTCTAGCTTTGCGAGAAAGTTAAATGTCATCAAACCCCCATCTCGATGACAATGTAATCCAAGTGCCAATCTGATGACAAAGTACCCCCAAAAAGCACCCTCCACCTCTTTCCCTCTCCACCTCCCGCCAGCCGCCGAACCGCCGACTTGCCGAGTTATCCACAGGCAATCGGCGAAGTTATGCACAATCTTGCCGACTGGTTTCAAATCGAGTTTCATTTGGTGATTGCGGTTAATGCTTTCAGATATTTTGAGTAAACATAATGGACATTGTATAAAGCCAGATATGTCAGCCGTTTGTAAGCATACAGAAAAACATCAATAGAATCAACGACTTGCAGATGTTATCCACACTATCCACAAGTGCCTGTGGATAAGTGCCTGACTTTTTGGATGGGGGGGGAGGGGGTCGGCTCGGCTGTGATAGTTGTGGGAGCCGCCGCCCCTCACAAAAAAGCAAAACTAGAAAAAGGGCGAACCCACCACTCTCCACTACGAAAAAAAGGGGGTTGCTGGACGCAGGGAGTTCCAAGTGGGTAATTAGACAATCCAGAAGGAGCTAACTTGGTTACTTTGCGCCAGCAAGAGAAATCTACCATAGGAAATGAAAAAAAGCCATAATCCCCAACATCACGCCCACAACCACAAGGACAATCGTGAACATAGAACACATTGATGACATTCAGGATGAACAGCCAGAGCCACAAAAGAAGAAGGCCGGCAGACCCAAAGGTACATTTGGCCTAAAGCGGCAGATACAGGAATACGCTAGAAATCCCGCCTTGGCCTTGCCCAAGACTGACCATCAACGGCTCAAAGAGTTGAAGGATATGCTTATCAAGTCGAGTGGGAAGGATGTGGTGGAGAAGATGATTTCCATTGCGTTGAATGACAACCACCCTGCTCAAATGGCAGCTATCAAGATGTGCGTAGACAGGACACTGCCTGTTTCTATGTTTGAGAAGGATAAGAGCCAGAGGAGTGCAGTCAACATCACTATTACTGGCATTGGCGCACCTACTGTCGCCACAACGACAATTGAGCCTGAAGATATAGAAGATATTGAGGCTAAGAATGGCTGATTTGAACTTTGCGCTATTGCCGTGGCAACAAGAAGTCTACGCCGACAAAACGAGGTTCAAGGTTGTGGTGGCTGGAAGGCGGTGCGGTAAGTCACGACTTGCCGTGACTACCTTACTGATAGAAGGCTTGAGCTGTCCCGCTGGCTCTGCTGTGCTTTACGTTGCGCCGACCCAAGGTCAGGCTCGTCAGATTGTGTGGGATGTCCTGTTGGATGTGGGGCGGGAGATTATCCAGTCTAGCCATGTCAACAATATGGAAGTGACATTGATTAACGGCGCAAAGATATATGTTCGGGGTTCTGACCGTCCTGACACCTTGCGGGGTGTCAGTTTGACATACGCAGTCTTGGACGAGGTGGCTGACATTAAACCTGAGACTTGGGAACAGGTTATCAGAGCCAGCTTGTCCGACAAGAAGGGTCGTGCCATGTTTATTGGTACGCCCAAGGGTCGGAACTGGTTCTATGATCTGTACAACTTGGGTCAGGAGGGGGAGGATGAAGATTGGAAGTCGTGGCATTTCACGACCAAGGACAACCCTTTGATTGATGAGAAAGAGATTGAGTCGGCTAAGAAGACACTCAGCACCTTTGCGTTCAAACAGGAATACATGGCGAGTTTTGACAATGCCGGCTCTGACGTTTTCAAGGAGGAATGGATTAAGTATGGGGAAATCCCTGATATGGGTTCTTACTTCGTGGCTGTTGACTTGGCGGGGTTTGAGGAGGTGGCTAAACAGGCCGCCAACTCTAAGAAGCGTCTAGACCAGACTGCTATATCTATAGTGAAGGTCACTGATGATGGTAAGTGGTATGTGGAGAAGATTCTTCATGGTCGGTGGGATATTCGGACTACGGCTGTGAACATTCTGATGGCTATCAGGGACTACAAGCCTATGAGCATTGGGATTGAGCGGGGTGCGTTAAAGAATGCGGTACTTCCTTATTTGTCGGATTTAATGCGAAAATCCAACATATATGCTCATATTGTGGATTTGACGCATGGGAACAAGAAGAAGTCAGACCGTATCATTTGGGCATTGCAGGGAAGGTTTGAGCATGGCAGAATCGTGCTTAATAAGGATGAGGACTGGACAGAGTTCCTAGATCAACTGTTGATGTTTCCATCACAGGGGGTTCAGGATGATCTACCTGACTCTTTAAGTTATATAGACCAGTTGTCTGTAACCTCATACTTTGAGGCAGATGATGAAGACGAGTGGCAACCAATTGACATCATTAGCGGGGTGTGACAGATGGCAAGAGAAGATAGCTTAGACATATTTGGTAGTGACCCATTTGGGCGTGACTACTTGTATGGGCTATCTTCTGGTAATGATGGGATGGGTCTTGCGCCACCTCCGCAGGGTTTGCCTGTAGACACCAGACCTTATGACAGGATGCAAGCAACCCCTAGAGGCTTCATCTCTGGATTGTTCTCTGATGTTTTGGGTCGTACCTTTGATATGCCAGCGTTGCCTAGAACTGGTATTCCCGCCCTTGATTTGTTTGCGCCTAATATGAATGCGTTTAACAGGTTGTCTTTGGGTGATGTCCAAAAGACTGCTGAACGCATCTCCTATGGTGAGCCTTTGACTACTGGGGCTGGTATGACATTGCGCCCAAGGGAAGAAACGCTTGGTGCGGCTTTAACTGTTGCTCCATTTGTTGGTGATGCGGCAAGATTTGGTGCAAGGGCTGGTCGTGCAGGTGCAAGGATGGTAGGTCAGGGCATTGCTGAGAATGTGGCGATGGGTAGACCCAATCTGCCTAGTATGTTTGCTGAACCAAGGTCATCATTGTTTGCGGTTGAACCTAGCCCGATGATGCCAAAGCCACAAGCACCAGTGTCTGAACTTGGGTTCTACTCAGCGGCTGAACAAGCCGCATTGAACTTGCCAAGGAACAAGGGTACTGGTCAGTCATTCCTCAATGACTTGATGAAAGCCCCTGACGTTAAGAAAGATGAACTGGCGTGGACTGGTTTGGATGACTTCCTTAAAGATAAACCCAATGTGACCAAGCAAGAGGTTCAAGACTATCTTGCGAACAACAAGGTTGATTTGCAAGAGGTAAGGTTGGGAGAGTCATTTACTGAAGACCCTGTAGGGGTTTCTAAGCGTCTAGCAATATTTGAAAAGTACGAGCCAGAGATACAGGCACTGTATAAGGAAATGGATAATCCTAGATATAGGCTAGTTAACAGAGGAATGGGCGCAGAAGAATACAACCGTGGTGTTGTTTTGCAAAATAGAGGCTTTAGAGGTGAGCCACTAACAGTTCAAGAGCAATCTGAATTAGATGGTATTTTGCAGCGTCTTGACCGTAATACTGTTCAAGAATTTGCTAATGCTGAAGAAGCAAGAAAAGTTTATTTGGCAATGAGTCCAGAAGAAAGACTTCAGCATTCAATCAGACCTGTAAAAAGTTCAACTGAATTGCAACAAGAAATAAATCTTCTTCAAGTGCGTAGAGATGCTGAAGCTGATAGGGCTTATGTTGTGCCAGAGACCATGCCTACCAAATACCAAAAATACCAACTTGCTGGCGGTGAGAACTATCGTGAGATTTTGCTGAAGTTGCCATCTTCTAAAACATCAATGGAAGAATTTTTAAATGTAGTCGGCAAAAAATATGGCGGTAATACACCAAGAACTCAATGGTCGCCAGAAGATAACGCAATGTATGAAAAATTATTGCAAGAAGAACGAACACCAATTCAATCCGAATATCGTTCATCTCATTTTAGCGACCCCAACATCCTAGCCCACATACGAGTCAACGACCGTGTAGATGCTGATGGCAAGAAGATGCTACTGGTTGAGGAGATTCAATCCGATTGGCATCAGGCTGGTCGGGAGAAGGGGTACAAAACTGGAAAAGAAAGAAACCCCGCACAAGTTGAAAAAGAATTGACTATAACAACTCAAAAAAGATCACGCTTGATTGATGAAGCGGCGGCATTGCCAGATTCAGAAATGACAAAATTTAAGGCAATGAATGAAGAAATTAAAGCACTTGGCGAGCAAGCCACAAAACTCAATGAAGAATGGACTAATCTTTTAAACAAGCCAGAAGGCGTACCAGACGCACCTTTCAAAGACACTTGGTATCAACTTGCCTTAAAGCGTGTTATGAAGTATGCAGCTGACAATGGATATGAAAGGGTGGGGCTGACTACTGGTAAGCAACAGGCTAAGAGATATGATTTAGGCAATGAGGTTAACAGCATTGATGTTGAATCTGTTGAGGGAGTGCCAAATTTACAGCTAGTTGATATTGATGTTATTGGCGGTCAAAAAATTGCATTAGAAGTTGAGAATGGTGTTGTCAGGGAAGGTGAGTTTGCTGGCAAACGGTTGAGTGATGTTGTTGGTAAGGAAATGGCTGACAAGATAACAAATGTTGCTCAAGGTAAAACAAAGAGTTTGGCTGGAGAAGATTTGCGTCTTGGCGGCGAGGGGATGAAGAAATACTATGATGAGATTTACCCCAAGTTTCTAGAGAAGTATGGCAAGAAGTGGGATGCTAGTGTTGGTGAGACAAATATAATCACTGAAGATAATGCTTGGAATATGGCAGAACAAATCAAGCAAAGAGGAATATCAGATGCACAATGGAGATCCTTAAGCGAAGAAGATAAATTAAAGTTGTGGAATGATATTAAGCAAAGCGTTGGCAGAAAACAAGAACCCATACGCTACATTGACATTACGCCTAAAATGAAGGAAGGTGTTGAAAAGGGGCAACCGTTGTTTTCTGCCGCCCCTGCTGGCACACTGGGTTTGGGTGGTCTTGAGTATGCAGACCCCTTTGCAAGCCCTTTAACAGAAGATACAACAAGGTAACACTATGGCAACAGACAAATTAGAGCAAAACGAGTTCTACCAGCCAACAGAGGCTGACAAAGAATTAACTGGATTTGTTGTTGACCATTGCCAACGCTGGCGTGATTACCGTGATGTCAACTTCCTCCCCGATTGGCTGGAATACGAACGCATCTTCCGTGGTCAATGGGCTTCTGAAGACAAGACTCGTGAATCAGAGCGTAGCCGTATCGTCACCCCTGCCACACAACAAGCCGTAGAAACTCGCCATGCTGAGATCATGGAAGCAATCTTTGGTCAGGGTGACTTCTTCGACATTGAAGACAATATCCAAGATATTGGCGGCAACCCCATTGATGTCGAGTTGATTAAGTCTCAACTGATGGAAGACTTCAAGAAAGACAAAATCAGAAAATCTATCGACCAGATCGAGTTGATGGCTGAAATCTATGGAACAGGTATTGGCGAGATCATCGTCAAGACTGAGAAGGAATACATCCCCACGACTCAGGCAATCCCTGGACAGATGGGTCAAGCCGCTATTGGCGTGACTGAGCGTGATCGTATTGCGGTCAAAATCATGCCTGTCAACCCTAAGAACTTCTTGTTTGACCCTAACGGCACATCCATTGATGACTGTATGGGCGTGGCTATTGAGAAATATGTCTCGATTCACAAGGTTGTTGAGGGTATTGAACGTGGCATCTACCGAAAGGTTGACATCACACCAACCTATGAAGATACCGATCTTGAGCCAACTCAGGAAGTTAGCCAGTATCAGGACGAAAAGGTGCTTTTGCTGACCTACTACGGTCTTGTTCCTCGTGAATACCTGAATAACTTAGAAGAAAACAAAGAAATTGTCGAGTTATTCCCTGAGAATTCAGCCGCTGAAGACTATACAGACATGGTTGAGGCCATTGTGGTCATTGCCAACGATGGTTTGTTGCTGAAAGCTGAAGAAAACCCTTACATGATGAAAGATCGTCCAGTCTTGAGCTATCAAGATGACACGATTCCTAACCGTTTGTTGGGTCGGGGTACGGTTGAGAAGGCATTCAATATGCAAAAAGCTATTGATGCCCAGACTCGTAGCCACTTGGATTCACTGGCATTGACCACTAGCCCCATGATTGCGATGGATGCAACTCGTTTGCCTCGTGGCATGAAGTTTGAGATCAAGCCAGGCAAGGCAATCCTGACAAATGGCGCACCTAGCGAGATTCTGTACCCATTTAAGTTCGGTCAGAGTGACCCCAACAACTTGGCGACTGCAAAAGACTTTGAAAGAATGCTGTTGCAAGCTACTGGCACTCTTGATTCACAGGGCATGGTTAGTAACGTCTCTCGTGATGGTGGTCAAGGCGGTATGTCAATGGCTGTTGCTTCCATCATCAAGAAGTACAAGCGCACATTGGTGAACTTCCAAGAAGATTTCTTGATTCCGTTCATTAAGAAGGCGGCTTTCCGCTATATGCAGTTTGACCCAGAGCGTTATCCTTCTGTGGACATGAACTTTGTGCCAACTGCCACCTTGGGCATCATTGCTCGTGAGTATGAGCAACAGCTATTCATCGGTTTGTTGCAGACTCTTGGCCCAAATACACCTATTTTGCCAATCATCTTGAAGGGCATTTTGGCTAACTCTAGTCTGACCAACCGCTTTGAGTTGATTGCGGCTTTGGATGAGATGAGCAAGCCTAACCCACAAGCGCAAGAGATGGAGCAAATGCAAGCTCAATTGGCTATGCAAGCGGCACAGGCAAATATTGCTGTTAACACGACTAAGGCTGAAGAAAACAAGGCAAATGCTGTGAAGTTGTCGATGGAAGCACAGTTGATGCCTCAAGAAGTTCAGGCCAAGGTTTTGGGTGCAACTACCAAGAATTTGCCCAATGAAGATGACCTTGCTTCTCGTGAATTTGACAAGCGGGTTAAGCTCGCTGAGTTGATTTTGAAAGAATCTGACATTCAAAACAAGGCAAAGATTGTTGAAATGCAGATGATGGACAAGCAAAATCAATCACAGAAAGACAATGATTTCTTAAAAAGCATCATTGGTGAGCAATGAATCTTAAAAAAGTCATCCTTTCAGATGCGTCAACAGAGGCGAAAGTCTCTGCTATTGCCATTCTTCTTGATAAAGAATTGCCTAAACTTGCCGAAAAAGTTGATACTGTTAAGAAACTCAAAGGCGATCAGGGTGAGCGTGGTTTAAAGGGAGATAAAGGCGATAAGGGAAAAGACGGTAAGGATGGCAAAGATGGTCGTGATGGCAAAGATGGCCCTACTGGAAAAGACGGTAAAGATGGTGACGATGGCATTTCAGTAGTCAATGCCAAAGTAGATTTTGATGACACGCTAGTTATTAGCTTGTCAAATGGCAAAGAAATCAATGTTGGCGAAGTTAAAGGTGAAAAGGGTGATTCAGGTCGTGATGGAAACACTGGTCTTAATGGCATAGGTGTTCCTACAGGCGGCACTACTGGTCAAGTTCTTGCCAAAAGTAGCGATACAGATTACGACACAGAATGGGTAAATGATGGCGGTGGCGGCGGTTCTGGCACTGTTACATCGGTTAGTGGCGCTGGAACGGTTAACGGCATATCTTTGTCCGGGACTGTCACATCAAGTGGCAGCTTAACCCTTGGCGGGGCGTTATCTAACGTCAATCTTGCCAGTCAAGTTACAGGCAATTTACCAGTTACAAACCTTAACAGCGGCACAGGCGCATCAGCTACTACGTTTTGGCGTGGGGACGGCGCATGGGGGACTCCATCTGGTGGGACTGTTACATCGGTCAGCGGAACTGGGACAGTTAGTGGTTTGACGTTATCTGGGACGGTCACATCAAGTGGTAATTTGACTCTTGGCGGAGCGATAACTGGATTTGCCACTAGCGGTGCAAATACCAATTTGACATCTGTTGCCCTGACATCTGGCACGATTGCTAACGCCCCAGTCAACAACACAGATATTGTTAACAAGCAGTATGCTGATGCAATTGCATCTGGTATTCACTTCCATGAAGCGGTAGCCTTGGCAACCACTGCGGCTTTGCCAGCAAACACATACAACAATGGCACATCTGGTGTTGGTGCAACGCTTACAGGAAACGCTAATGGCGCTCTGTCAGTTGACTCAACACTCACTATTGTTGCAGAGCGCATACTGGTAAAAAATGAAGTGAATGGCGCATATAACGGCGTATATGTTGTCACGCAAGTTGGTTCTGCTGGAACTCCATACATCCTTACCCGTGCAACTGATTTTAATACTGCTGGAACAGGCGTTAACCAGATTGATGAGGGAGATTTCTTTCTTGTCACTAGCGGAACAGCTAACGTAAACACAGCTTGGGTGCAACAAACCCCTCCACCTATTACAGTCGGAACAACGGCGCTTGTTTTCCAGCAGTTTGCCGCACCAATTACCTATACAGCGGGTACAGGGTTAAATGAATCGCCAAGTTTCACATTTAATATTGCCAACACAGGCGTGACTGCCTCCACTTACGGTTCAGCATCATCAGTCCCAGTATTTGCAGTTAACGCACAAGGTCAGATCACAAGCGTTACCAATACGGCAATTGCAGCGTTAACATCCACGCAGGTTTATCTTCAAAATATGTTTTTTAGCTAAGGCAAACCATGTTATTACTAACGTCAACATCAGACAAAATTCAAGTTGTAACTACTGCGGCTGGTTCTGTAGATATGTCTGCTGACTGGGTGGACAACACAACCAGCGCAACAACACCCGGACGCACTCTTATTGGTTCTGTGGCAACCGCAACCACAACAGATTTAGTAGGCTCACCTGCCGCCTCTACTCAACGTAGTGTGAAGTTCATGAGCGTGTACAACGAAAGCGCTTCAGTCACCAACGTTATTACTTTTATTCAAACTGACGGCTCAGCGTCCATAACTTTGTGGAGCGGGACGCTTTCTTCACACGAGTCGGTTATTTTTGACGGAAATAATTTTTTCCGCATTAACTCTGCTGGAACATTAGTTACTCAGGGTCTTGGCGGGCCAACTGACGTTCAGGTTTTTACAACAATTGGTGCGAATACTTGGACTAAACCAACCTCGTTTACACCAAAAACTGTAATGGTAAAACTCTGGGGTGCAGGTGGCGGCGGCGGTGCAGGCGCTTCGCTGGCTACTGCTGTTGTTGCCAAAGGGGGTGCTGCTGGAGGTGGTGGCGCAATGGCTACCGCAACGTATGCAGCTTCTGATTTGGGGGGTGTTGTTACAGTAACTATTGGTACTGGCGGCACTGCGGGTACTCCCGGTGCGGCTGGTGCGGCTGGTGGTGCTGGTGGTATTGGTGGCTCCACAACGTTTGGTGCTCTGTTATTTGCTGGCGGTGGCGGTGGTGGGGCCGGAGGAGCAATTTCGGCAGCAGTCTCCGGTGGCGGGGGCGGGGGCGGTACAAGCGCTTCAGGCGCAACAGGATCAACCAGCGGCGGTGCAGGCGGTGCTCCCGGAGTTTCTACTGCCACAGGGGTGGTCGGTGGATCAGGGGCTACTGGTGGCGTAGCAACCGTTGTTGCAGGCACTGCGTTAACTCAATCTGCGGAATTTGGCGGAGGCGGTGGTGGAGGCTCAACCAATGCATCACTTACTGGCGTAGGCGGCTCATCTCTTTATGGTGGCGGTGGTGGGGGTTCTGGCGGTGGGCACACTGCTACGCCTGTTTCAACTGTTGCAAGGGAAGGCGGCGCATCCGCACGAACTCTTACAGGTGGCGGCGGCACTGCGGGTACTGATGGATCGAACACAGCTCCCGGTGGCAACGGAGGCGCTGGCGCAGCAGGTGACTCTACAAAAGGTGGCGCAGGTGGTGGTGGCGGTGGAGCTACCTATCAAGCAGCGGCTGCTGGCGGCATTGGCGGTCGTGGTGGTAATAATGGCGGCGGCGGTGGCGGTGGCGGTGTTGGAATGAACCCCGGACTTGGTGGCGCTGGTGGCGCTGGTGGAGACGGATATGCTGTTGTTTACACTTGGTAACTGATTTGGAGACATCAAATGACTCCTGAACTACAAAAGTATTACGAAGAACGCTTTTCCATGATGGGAACTGATGGTTGGAAGGACTTGACTATTGACATTGACAATATGATAGAGTCACTAAATAATATAAGCGTTATTCCTGATGAAAAGACCTTGATGTTCCGTAAGGGAGAACTATCC